GACATTTTCATCTTTCCTGTTATATGTTACGGCGTGGCACGATACTACCTTGTTTTTGTTAGGGTGTGTCTTAACTGACTAAAACAACACCCTTTTCTTGTTCGCTTCTTTTGATTAGATCCAAATACTGTGTGAGTTTTTCATAATCCACAAGTCGACATAGCCTGTGCTTATGATACCAGTACCGTTTGCCAACCCGTTTGTTTTGTTAACGGTTCTGAACCACAACCGGCGTGTTCCTTGGCCTGGAGGGATGGTTAAAGTATTATTGCTTAGATTTACGTAAGCGTTAGTACTTGTTTGATTCTCACCGCCCCACTGCTGTATTAGTTCTGTATCCATGAATAGTTGTGTGTATGATCCAGTACCTGGAGGCACCGAACCATCACGACCAGCAGACAACCCTACTTTAAGTACACCGCTTATTACTAGTTTAAGCGGATATTCCTGCAGTTGAACATTACATAGCGTATAGTCGAACGTTGATCCACTGCTGAGTGATGTAGTGTTATTAAAAGACACACCCATCACTGTGTCTAGCATATCGCCAATTATTTTTGCTGCTTTGACTTCTCCGTAAAAATAACCGTCGTATGCTTCTATTCGTCCTTTGAAATATCCGTCTGTAGCATACACAGTACCTCTGAACGTTCCGTTACTGAACTCCGCATTGCCGTTTTTGTCTATACGCCATCCCGAAACACCAGAAACCCAATTAGTAGACTGGATGTATGCCCCTATTTTTGCGTTACCAATAGTACCATCACCGATAAAAGAATCCCTAATAATTGTCTGACCGCCTTGAATAGCGAACGGCAACGCGCTGTTGTCTGATGTGCCGTTATATACTGCGAAAGTGTCGGCATTAAACAGTATATTAGATTTTGTAACACCACCAACAGTCTGCACACCGATAGCCATCCCAGCGCCGTAATAAGACCCGTTGTACGTAACACCGGCGTTGACTGAGAATGTCGCATTGCCGTTGCCTGCACTATCAAACTGTGTCGTAGCTTTCGTCGCGATGGCAGCCGTGTTATCCGCTACACTAACCTGCACTTGGTTAAGTTGCTGCGCGAAAGCGTCGAATTTTGTTGAGTTAACAGCCTGGTTTTCTACTATGTTAGAAGTGTTTGTGTCTACTTTTGCACTGAGTAACGTTATCCTCTCTGCGGTAGCTTTTTCGTTTGTTGTTATTGTGTTTTTTACTTGCACTATCTCCGCCCGATTTGCGCCACTTTCTCTAAACATTCGGCTTATGTCACTATCAGCGGTTATGGCGTTTATCAAAGAAGCTTCTATATTCGTGTCTATCTGTTGAGACACTGCTTTAAACGCCTCACTATCTTTAATTCCCGCATCTATTACATCGAGTATCGTAGCGGCATCAAAAGATGCTTGCCCTTTAACTACTGGCGTCCATGCAGAAATATTACCCAGACGATCTACAAGTCGTGCGCGATAAAAAAACGTTACGCCGTTTTTTAACCCGCTTTGCAGATAGTTATGTTGCGGATAAGGAACCATCGTTAATGTCTGCATATTTTCGGCGCTGTTATCTGTGCTGTACTGTATCTCTGTGTATGCGCTATCACCTGTGTCCTGGCCGAAAGACCATGACAGTGCGATAGCCAGCACTTGATCTTGTGTGGCAGAGAAAGCTAACGGGGCGGGCACCGCCCCTTGTTTGCCTGTTAATTGAGTAAGCGCTGACGAAACCCATAGACTAGAAGCGCCCATACTACCTATTGCTCGCACACGTACAATGTAGCCGCCGGCATATACACCATCGACTTGTGCAGAACGTAAACCTGTCCTCGGGATATTAACCCAACTATTGTCGTCCCGCTTCCATTGTACGTCATACCCGATAATATCTGATTGAGGGTTGCCATCTTTGTCTAACGGCACATCCCATGTTGATATCATAGAAGCTACACGCTGCCCTTGTATCACTGAATCAAAAGAAGTTACCAAGACATTACGCGGCTGTGAAACAACCCCCGTCGGTACTAAACTGATCGGCGGTTTGTCTAAAATAGCGTTGTAATCTACGGCATCATATTTTGACGCGTTGTACTCTAGTCCAGTGATTGTGTAGGTGTTGTTGCTATCGTCGAATTTAAGATCTACTACACGTATTTGCTGTAGTTTTAACTGCCCTGCGTCGATAACAAAAACAGCGTTAGGCTCTATCGGCGCACTGAACGGCGTGTTAACAATGATCTGATCGCCGTTTACTTGCATAACAGTCCTTCGCTCAGTAATACCGCCTGCTGTGCGAACAAACATAACATCGCCTACGGTGGCGGAGGTTTCCCGATCTGTTTTTATTGCACGTATACTGCTGTTGTATTCTACGACTCGGCCGCCGTAAACCCTGCCAGATACTCTTTCATCGGCTAAATAGACAACAGTACCGGGCAGATACACATAGCCTTCAAGCCCGACAGTAAAAGACGTCTGGCGGTCTAGTTGATTGCTGTAGATGATGTAAGATCCGCGGCGTTGTGCTTCGCTTTCTCTCACACATCCGATGGCTGAGAAAGAACCTTGCTTGAATCCAGACTGCTGCAAGAAGTTCGGCAACATCACGCCAGCGGTTTTATCTTGATAGTGGTTTGTTGCATCGCTGAAATTAACCAGCGCTGAACTAATACGATCTTTCGCGCTCCCAGACGTGTACACAGGCTTACCAACAATACTAGCCCGTGTGACGATCTGAACTGATTTTTCATCCACGGGCATATCTGCAACAGTCTGGAACATGTTATTACCCCAGAAAGTCAGACCGTTGAACCCTGCAGAAATATCTTTAATGACTGTCCATGCTTCGGCTTGCGACTGAATATAGCAGTCAAACAAGAAACGCGGCTCTGTTCCTGTTCCACCGTTGCCGTCGGGTACTAGCTGATCACAGCGCTGGGATATGCGATACAGCTCCCATTTATCCAACATAGCTGGCGTTACTCGGCGACCAAGCCCAAACCGCGGTTCTGTCAGTACATCGAACCATACCCAAGCCGGGTTATTGCTCCACGCCCATTTAAATACTCCGTCCCATGTTCCTGAGTACGTGCGATTAATCGGATCGTAGTTAGACGGAACACGAATTATGCGGCCTTTAACTTTGCATGATATTTTTGGTATGTTGTTGAATGTTTTAGCGTCGAAAGAAACATACAAAAGCGCTGTGTGCGGGTAACGTAGGTTAGCGTCGATTACTTCTGTGACTGCCTGTATTTGTGTTCTATTAAGTAGTCTTTGTGACGTATTATCGTCTGTTAATCGCACAACACGTAAACGCCACCCAGTACTAGCACGCGGCAAGTTTATGCGGTGTGATAGCTCGTATAGTGAACTTAATTTCTCTGATACAGTTTTGTCTAGCATAGTCTCGTAAGATCCGCCGTCTGTGGCTATCTGAATCTGGTAGCTGACACTAGCCCCTACAATGTCTCCTTCGTCCGTCTGGTACTGTAGTTGTGGTATGCCAACACGCACGACAATGGCATCAATCTGTGTGTTAGTTAAGCTGCGCACGTAAGGTGTAGATTTAAAAAGCTCTACATTTACCTGTGTTTCGCTAGACACTGACGGAAAACCCGGAATCGGTGTCTGTGTCTGCGTACCCGGACGGAAATCCCATGCCACGTTAGCGAAGTTGAAAGTTCCGTCGCCGTTCCCTAACGGTGTACCGTCAAGAAATATACGAGTGGCGTCTAGACCCCCCGCAAACTCGCCTTCACCCAGCGCCAACAGCATACGACATCTTGCTATAGACTGTGCGCTATCGTCTTGCTCGACGGGTGTGTGTGCGTTACTGCTACCGCCTTTAGCGCCGTAAATACCTAACATGACCATCACATATCCTCTGCTATGACTGCTGCGCTGATGATAGCACCGCCGATCTCTCTCTCTCCCCACAACACACTTACTACGTTGCCGGACGCCGTGGTGTTCACTGCGCCGCCGAACGCGTAAGACGGTTTGTTATCGGGATCTTGTCGACTTTGCAAACCTTTTTGCTGCGGAGTCAACAACTGTACTACACCACCCGCGGCTAGTGATACGCCTATGCCGCCGATGATGTTGCTTGCCACGATTGCGGCACCCCACGGCGCAAAAACAGCAGCAGCAATGAGCGCCACACCAAGCACTGTCTGAAATGTGCCGGCTTTTTTTGCGCCCTCCATAACCGGCGCTATTCTTATATCGCTGACACCCTGGCTGGCGGCGTAATCATCTTCTGTTATGTTTTTAGTCCCGACAAACACAGTAAAAACCATGCCGTTTTCTTTCGCTTTCAGCAAGAAGGACTCGAAACCGTCAATCATTACACTAAGCGCTTTAACCGCCTCAGCCGGTGATGAAACAGCTAACCGGTGTACTCTACCGAACCTGGCCCCCAGTTTGCCGTACAGTTTTACGTTTGTTAGTCTTTCCAAGGTTTTATCTCCCTACCAAGATTTTTATGACGCACACATAATACAGTTCTATCTTTGAAATATCCCGCTTTATAAGGTACTACACATGAATCGTTGCCGTACAAGTGGTGTAACAGTTGTCCGTCTTCTGTAATAATACCCGCATGATTCCACTTGTTTGCTGAGACCTGCATTACCACCATGCACCCTGGACCCTCCGGCGCTTCTTCGAAACCTTCTTTTTTCCAATTATCAAAATAAAAGTTGTCAGGGTATTGATCCTCCCACCACGGGTAGTTGACGCGCCAATCATTCAACTCTACACCTTGTTTTTTATGCCAATCCATGATCAACCCCCAACAGTCATCACTACCCAAAGCAAATGGGCGTCCTATTAACTGAGGATCTTCTGGCTGTATTTCGGCGTATTCGTCGCAATCTGGTGCGTAAATACCCCACACTACACCACTGTTGTTGCACCCCCGGATATCGTCAGCAGTGGGTATTGGTTTAGCGCCGTCGCCTGGGTGTGAGTGTAGAACTCCGACAATTTCGCCGATATCTTCCGCATCCGACCATGCACGACCTGATATTTTAAAAAAGCTTTCGGGTTTTTCGTGAACGTTTTCGCAGATAATTAATTGCTGTTTTCGCCCTACCGCGACAACCAGCGCGCACACCTCAACTGTGTTGTGTTGCTGCGCGTAAGTCTTAAACTCTTCTACTGTTTTGCTTTGCACTGTGCGCACCCTCCTATTTCGTGACTAAATCGGCTGCCGGGAATCCGCCGAAATCTAGATCTGCTGCGTTTGGGTTTTCCATGCCGGCACCGAAACGCGATCGGCAATGGCCTAACAACCCGCTACATACATCTTTAGACGGATCGTTTACGGGATTGCCTTTCACATCAAAATAAGCTGTTCCGTTATATGTACACCCGTCGCCAGATCTGTACTGCCCTCTTAACGCCCACTCACAGATTGATGTTATCACCCGTGTAGGGATCATCTGGCCTTGCAAATCTGCTGGACTGCTTAGGCCCCATTGGATTGTTTCATCATCCTCGCCTGCCTTATGATCGATCCAAAACTGTTGATAGCTATAAGCAAAAGCATCAGCAGTTGGGTTACCTTCGGGGAAGTTAACGGCGTCTAGGTACTCAACAAAAGTATAAATAATTTTTACTTTAGCGTTGAGCATGTCTCTAAACTGCAAACATAATGCAGTCAAAGTGCCATCGAGGTTAGCTGCCGTGAGGTTTGGTTGCGCTGCTTGATCTGTGCTAATAGCTATATCTTTTACGCTGAACGGCCAAAAACCGTATTCAAGACCGCCGTAGATTATTGATTTTGGTTCTAGTTTACTTTCGTCTCCGTTCGCTGCAACTATCTCGTCCGGTGTATGTGGGAAAGGTGCGTAATGAAAACGAAGGACATCGGCACCGAACTCGCGCCCGTCTACCTCAACAAGACACACGCGGCCTGATGGTGTTAATGATGCTGACGTGTCTATCAAAGCCATTACGCATACACTCCGTAAGCTCTTTTTACTGTCCACGCAATCGTAGCTACGTGCTGTGACACATCGTCTACGGTTATCGAATCTTTCACCACTCGATACAACCCTAATTCTTCTCCCGGCTTCGGGGAAGTTAACGGCGTCTAGGTACTCAACAAAAGTATAAATAATTTTTACTTTAGCGTTGAGCATGTCTCTAAACTGCAAACATA